AGAAGCTATATGAAGAAAATATAGGAGTGGTATATCCAGTTACAGCAGAATGGTTAATAGAAATTTCTAGTGATGTAGATATAAGATTATTTAAGTCCGCTATAGAGATATGTGCTGAAAAGATGAATATGAATATAGCATACTTAAAAGGTATCCTTAAAAAATGGAAGGATGCAAATATAACTACATATGAACAACTAGAATCATATAGATTACAGCAAGAAAATAAGAAAGCAAAAAAAGTAGTTAATAACCATGTGAGTAAAAATAAGTTTGCCAACTTTGAACAAACATTTACTAAGTATTCAGATGATGAACTAGATGACATTATTAAGAAAAGCCAAAAAGAGAAGTTTGGAGTAGGAAGTTAATGTAACTATTAACTTCCTAGAAGTTAAAAAATGGAGGGATAAAGATGGAAATCAGAATAAATAATACAGGAGATTATAATGTAGGAAATCATAATACAGGGGACTGCAATATGGGAAATAATAATGCAGGGAATTGCAATGTAGGAGACTATAATTTAGGAGATTGGAATACAGGAGATTGGAATAGAGGATATGGTAATGTAGGGAACAAGAATACAGGAAATAGGAATACAGGAGATAGAAATACGGGAGATAGAAATACAGGAGACTATAATGTAGGAGATAAGAATACAGGAGATTGGAATACAGGAAATTGGAATGCAGGAATATTTTGTACAGATATACCAAAACTTAGGATGTTTAATAAAGAAACTGATTTAACATATATCGATTGGATGAACAGTAGAGCAAGACATATTTTAAAAAATAATAGCAATTTAACAAAATGGGTTAATTCTAAAAATATGTCAGACGAAGAAAAGAAAAATAATCCAGAACATGAAATTACTGGAGGGTATTTAAAAATATTTAAATTCAAGGAAATGTGTGAAAATATGTGGAGCAACTTAACTGACGAAGAAAAGAAAATTATTATGGAAATACCGAATTTTGATAGGGATATTTTTCAAGAAATAACTGGAATAAACACTTTAGAGTAGTAATCTTGGAGGGATAAAAATGAGTAGAACAGCTATATGTAGTGTTTGTGGGGAGTTTTTAGTTGACAGTTATGGTGATAAATTTACAAATGCTAAAGTTATAGATTTACATGGTAGAGAATTTGTAATTGTTATATGTAAGAGTTGCTTAGAAGAATTATTAAGAAAATGTGAGGAACAACAATATGAGATTTGAGATAGGTAAAACTTATAAGTTTGATAAAGAGAAATTTATGGAAATTAATGGTGTAGAACAACATAAAAAATATAAAGAACTTTGGATTGATGATATTGAAGGTGTTGAATTTACTGTTGAAAAAACTTTTGATGATGGCTATATTTGCTATCCAAATGAATTTTGGTTTAATTTTGGTGTAGTTTCGGAATGGTGTGTTGAAGTTAAATAAGGTAGGGGGTATTAGAGATGATAATAATTAGAAGTCAAGATAAAACAGATTTAGTGAAAGCTGATTGGATAAATGTTGATAAAGAATGTGTATATGCAATGTTTGGAGATATGGATAACTTTAAAAAGATAGGTGAGTATGAGGATGAAAAAAGAGCTATGCAGGTATTAGATAATATACAAAGATTTATTGAAGGTGGGACTAGAACGGATTCTATAGACAGTTATAAGGTTAGAAGTTATAGAAATAGAATATTTCAAATGCCAATTAAATAAAGGGGGAAAGAACATGGCTAAAATTTGGATGGACGCAGGAGAATTGTTAGAAAAAACTATTGATATAGAAGATATGTTTGGATGTAATCTAAGTAAAATGAGAAATAAAAGTAAACAAAAAGGTTTAGTTGGTAGAACAAATTCTAAAGGTCAAGGAAGAAAAAGTAAGAAAGTAGAGTGTACTAACATTATTACTGGAGAGAGTAAAATATTTGTCAGTGCTGTCGAAGCAAGTAAATATTTATATTTTACAAAACTTCATATTACTCGTCTAGCAAGAACAGGAAAGACTACTAAAAATGGTTGGAAAGTTAGATATATTCAAGAGGTGTCAGATGGTATTAGCAAATGTGGAGCAAGTAATTAAGTTAGCTGAAAAGATATTAAATAAGAAAAAGTGTTCTGTTAATAAAGCTATTGATATAGCTATAAAAATATTAAGTAGATATGAATATGAGGGGATGATTAGAAATGAGTTTAATTAAGTATAGAGGTTATGATTTTGAGAACGAAAAGTGGATTTATTCAGCAACAATAATGTGGAGTAATATACTTGAATGTTTAGTTATGTTGACAGAGGGTTGCAAGTGGCAGAAAGTCTCTAATGTTGGGGTATGCTCTGGAGAATGGGCTAGAAACAATCAAGAAATTTGTGAAGGGGATATATTGAAAGGATATGATAATTCTAGTGATACAAGCCAATATGGAGTTGTAAAAAGAGATTTTGACAGCATTAAAATATATTTGGAATGGCATTATTTAAAGAAACTTGAAGGAGAATGGATAGAGCTTATAAATAAAACAGAAATATATCATAGTAGAGATTAAAAAGTAGTTGGCAATGAATATGAGAACTTGGAGGAAGTTAGAAAAGAGTTTTTAGAACGTAAGGAGATGTTGGAAAATGAACATCTTGGCTAGTTTAATACTTATAGTAGGAAGTTTTATAGTAGGTAGAATTTATGAGTATAGATTGAATCTAAAAGAGTGTGAAAATTGTGATAATATGGGAAGGTTTAAGAATGAGAAAAGAGGACTTAGATAAAAGAATATGTGATATAGAGGTTGAGTTTCCTAATATACAAACATATAGAGAGTTCATTGTTGAAGCGGAAGAAGAAATAGGAACGGGTTCAGCTGACTTAGACAATATGACAGATGAGGAATTGACTGTGTATTTAGATTTTTTAGATGAATTGTTATTGAAATAAAAAAGGGAGGGGATAAAAATGAGTAAGGTTATACAATGTAATTTCTGTAAGGAAATATTTGAAAAATATAATGGAGAATGTATTGAGCTATACAAAAAGGATTGTAGTAAAGGGGTGCTTGGGATGGATAAACACATATGCTCAACTTGTTATGAAAAATTCATTGAAGGAAAAATAGAGAAAGTAGAAAATGCTAAAAGATTTAAGGATAAATTAATAGACTTCTTGGTTGAGCATGAGATTTGTGACTGCTGTGCTTGTGACTGCATATTTGATTCTAATGACGAAAAAAAATGCAAGGCAGGAATTAGAGAATGGGTTGAAAGTGAGGTAGAAGAATAGTGGACGAACACATACAGTGCGATTTTTGTAAGAAAACAATTAATGTTGAGAAACAAAAATATTTTATTAATAAAGAACAGGGAAATACAAGCTTACTTAGATATACAGATATACGTATTTGTGAAGATTGTTGGAATTTTGGAATAAAAAACTACTATAAAAATAAAGAAGGTGCTAAGAATGACTAACTTTGAAATGATAAAAAGTTTAGATGAGGATGGAATGGCTGATTTTCTTGGAAGTACTGATTGTATTTGCGGGTATTGTGCTTATGAAATTGAAACTTGCATCTATAGTTGTTTTGATGGATACAAAAAATGGCTTGAAATGGAGGTAGAAGAATAATGGATAAACTTTATATATGCAGTCCAAAAGGGATAGAAGAAGTTGAAATATTAGAAGAAACAAAAAGTAGATTAAAAAGGTTTTTATATACAGAAAATATCTAATTAAAACAGTTTAGAGGAGGAATACATTATGAAATATAAAGAATATGAGGTAGCTTTAAAAAGAATCAAAGAGTTCGAAGAAATAACAAAATACAAACAAATTGCTGATGAAGTATTAGAAAAATTAGATTCTAATAATCGTATATTAATAAAATTTGATTTTGGTGATTGTCAAATACAGTTAAATTTAAGTTCTGATGATGAACAAGAACATTTTATAAAAAAAGAAATGTATTGCGCATTTAGAAATATCAAAAACAAACTTGAGGAAATGCTAGAAGAAATATAAGTGAAAATATCTAATTAAAACAGTTTAGAGAGTTGCAAAATATCTTTTAGTATAAATATTGTTGAAGTGTTTTGTGACTCTCAAAAATGAAAATAAGGGGTGGGATAAATGTATGAATATATATTAAGATGGCAAATAGGATTATCGTTAGAAAATAGAAAAATACATTATACATATGGAAGTAAAGACGCTTTAAGAAAGAAAGCAAAGGCATTGGCTAAAGATGAAAATATAGTACTAATAACTATAGATAAGGTAGATGAAGTTATAAAAAATACTATAAGCGAGAAGATTATAGAACGCTTTAAAAATTTATAAGGGGTGAAATTATGATAATACACAAATTTATAATACATGTTTTAGATAAGAATAGCGATACACCAATACTAAATGATTTTGAAGGCAAAGTTAATCAAGAAGTAGATGGTTTTTTCCAGAAAGCTATAAAAAGAATTGCAAAAGATGAGGATTTAAGAAAAGGTGTTTTTAAAGATTATAATGATAATTTAATTAAAAACTGTTGTGAACAAATAATATATGATGAAAGTACTTTTTTGAAAAATTCTAAAGAAATTGCATCTTATTTGTTTGATGTTATGAAAATTAATGCTGCACTAGAATCTTGTGATTTGGCAATTTGTTTATACACTATTAAAGATGAAAAGAGTGTAGCTATACTTAAATTAGATTATAAAAAGTTGTACACTCATTCAATTGAATTTGTAGATGATAAATTTAATATTCAAATGGTTCCAAATGAAATTGGTATACCAGAGACTTTAAGACAAAAGCAAGGAGCTTTGATTAGTTTAAGTGGCATAAATGATGAGTTTCATCTAAGGCTTTTAGATAAGGATGCTGAAAAAGAAGGGTCAGAATCTAAGTTTGTGACAGAATTTTTAAATGCTAAAAAAATAGATGATGATAAGTACAAGACCAAGGTATTTAAAAATACAGCTGAAAATTGGATAAC